AATTGTATATTTTTATGCTATAATAAGGCCATAATGGAGGAGGTGTCGATATTTCATATCGTCCCCCGAAAGGAGGAAAAACCGTGGCAGAACGGAAGAATAGCGAAGCACGCATTAGAGCCAACAATAAGTATAATGACAAGGCGTATGATAGAATAAATGTAGCTGTCCCCAAAGGCCAAAAGGACACTATCAAGGCCCACGCAGAAGGCCGTGGGGAGAGCGTGAACGGTTTTGTGAACCGGGCAATATCGGAGACTATGGAGCGGGACAACGGCGCTCCTGCGGGTCCAGAAACAGAAAAGCCCCAGGCATAGCGCCCAGGGCTTGACAGTGTGGATGTGGTGGCCTATAATGAACATAGAAAGGGCGCTGCTGAGAGCGGTTAGCCCGTGCGAGTTAAGAAGTCAAGACTAAAGCCTTGAAACCGTCACCCTGCCCGGTGGCGGTTTCTGCTTTTCACAATGATCGTGACCGTGAAAGGCCCGATATGTAATGTGATCCGCATAGCGTCACCCCCTTCCGGGGTTATGTGACTAACCGCCCGCCGTCTTGTGCAGCGCCCAGCCCTCAAAAGAGAGCCACGGACAGAATATCATAAAATCCGACAGGTGACAAGAGGGGAAACCTATGACCCTTTAAAATACCCTTTAAGCGATTTATAACTATTTTCTACCCTTTACTATAATTAACTTTTTATCAGAAATTCTTTTTAGAAAATCTATATCTTACTGTATTTTACCAACAAAAGCAAAGGTTTTCTAATTCGAATCCTTCTCCCGCTGCCAAAGAGAAACCTTAGAGCCTCAACGGTTCTAAGGTTTTTTCTTGCCCTGAAATGGACGGTTTACCCTTTAATTGACCCTTTACAGGTTTCCAAGCCGTTCTATGTATGCCTCCATTCGGGCGGCGCTATCCTCCTTCATGCGCTCCGATACATGGCCGTACACATCAAGGGTAAAGGCGGCGGTAGCGTGGCCTAGATTGCCCTGGACGGTTTTCACGTCGTCCCCATTCTGGAGGGAGAGGACGGCAAAGGTGTGCCGTAGATCATGCACCCTGCTGTCTGGCGCTCCAATCTGACCGGCCAGCTTCTTGTAATGGTTGTAAACAGTCTGTGGGCTTAAATTCCCTCCGGTGGCGGTGGTAAATATCAAGGCAGTTTTCCATTCCTCTGTATTGTTCCATCCGGTCCAAAGCTGCCCCGCTCTGAGTTTTTGCACAGCTTGCTCCCGCTTTCTCCGCTCCAGCAGAGAGAGGACAAAAGGAGCGGGCTTTAATATCCTGGTTTTGTTGTTCTTTAGCGGTGCAAAGGTAAAGCCTCCGTCTTGCTTTGGCCGCTTCTGGAGTTGCTTGCATACTTTAATGGTCCCGGCCTGGAAGTCCACACAATCCCAGGTTAGGCCGGTGGCCTCTGCCTCTCGTAGACCAGTAAAGAGGATCATCTTTAGAATAATCTCATACTCGTCCCCAGTGGCGACATTGAGAAATGCCTTCACCTGCTCATCTGTGAGTGGGTGAATTTCTTTTTTAACCACCTTTGGAAGCGTAACACGGGCCGCTGGATTATCCCGTAAATAGCCCACTTGGACCGCCGTAGACAAGCATTTGGTAAGGATGCCGTGGATATTGCGGACACTCTTTGCGGCCATACCGCCCCGCTGGAGGCCGTTATAGAAAGATTGTATCTGAGGAGTGGTCAGCTCTGACAGTTTCACGGCTCCGAGGCTGGGCACGATGTGGGTCTTGCACTGGGCTTTATAGTGCTTGACGGTCAGATACTTTTTATCTCCCATGTAATCCTGGAGCCAAATTTCCACCCATCGACTCAGTGTCATTTTAGACGGCTCGAAGTAATTTCCGGTGTCCAATGCAGCCACAGCTTCAGACAGAGCCTTTCTTACTTCTTTTTGTGTGTCGCCATAGACAGACCGCTGTACTTGCTTCCCTGTACCGGGATCACGGCCCACCGTGTAACGGGCCTCCCAACGACCGTCCTTGCGCTGTCGGATCGTCCCGCTCCCCTGGGCCGCTCTGGTATTCTTTCTTGCCATTGAAATTCCTCCTTTGTTTGTGGTAGAATGGAGGAGCAGTAGGCGTGGAAAGTTTACTGCCCCTTATAGCCGTCCCTGGTGTTCGTAGCACTGGGGGCGGTTTTTTAGAACGGCAGAGGTCCATCAAGATAAGATAATGGGTCCTGAGTATCTATTGCAATCTTATCTAAAGCGAGCAAACGATCATTTAGCCATCGAGAATATAGGCTGTAGTCGATGGTCCCTTGCTGTTGCAACTGCCGCATAGTGCGCAAATCAGAAATGAATTTTTGAATATCCCCATCTTTGAAGATAATTGATGGATAGATTATTTCGTGTTCTACTAAATGCCCCCCCTCATAAGGATCTCCAAAAAATGTTTCTTCTGTTCTAGTTATATTAGAAAATTCAACTGTATCCCAATAAAGCATAGAAGAAAATACTCTTGCAATATCACCAAGCGTTTTAGGTGCAGCTTTATCTTCATGCTTTTCCAAATCGCAGAGCCAATCTAGAGAAACATCGAGCACCTTTGCTATTTCTACGAGGCTATCTAACGGAGGAAATGCTGTCCCACGAATATAATTAGAGATATTAGCGGCGGATGTTTTAGCTTGGTCCGCTAGGTAAGATTGCTTCATTCCTTTAGAATCTAGGGCTTGCTTTAGCCGATTAGAAAAATCTTCTTTTGTAAGCATTGTACCACCTCTTTTTCAGAATATCAAACCAAAATTGAAAAGTCAATAATTAAGAGAATAAAAAAGATATATAGAATCAATAAATTCAAAATTGTTTCTCTGTGTGTTTGCTGGTAAAATATAGGTAAGTCCTAGACTTTATTTGAAAGGAGATTAAGCATGAACGAAAAACAGCTAAAGGAAAAAGCGATTGAACTACGGCGAGCCTATCAGCGGGAATGGCGAACAAAAAACAAGGACAAGGTTAAAGCCAACAATCTCCGCTACTGGGAACGCAAAGCCCAGAAGGAGGCGCAGGCAGAAAGGAGTATGTAATTATGGACAAGCTGGAGCCTTTGGCCGTTTCCGCACCCGAAGCGGCCCGGCTGCTGGGAGTATCAAAACCTACAGTCTACCAGTACATTCACCGGGACGACTTCCCGGCCTTTAAACTGGGCAACCGGACGCTGGTAAGTGTGGATGGTCTGAAAGAATGGATCAGAAAGCAGGTGAACGAACAATGAGTGAACAAAGAAAAACCCGCTCCAGTGTTGCAGCACCGGAACGGGCGGAGGAAACGGGGTCGGCTTCACGGGCGGACACCACTTCCCAAAACTATTGTACATCAGACCAGGACCGGACGCAAGCGGGATATATTTCCCAGTTTCTGCTTGCTGGAGCGGGACAAGGGCTCCATCTCCGGGACCTGGTGCGGATTACTCAGCTTTCAGAGAGAGAGGTAAGAAAGCAGATCCACATAGAGCGACGGAGGCATATCCCGATCCTCAGCAACAACCTGGACGGATACTACCTCCCATCTAGCAAAGAAGAAAAGGACCGCTGTGTAGATTCGCTTCGCCGTAGAGCGGCGGAGATTCTGGAAGCTGCTGATGCAATCGAGAAAGCAGAGGTGTAATGCGTGCCAATCGACTTTAACGAACTGAAAAGGGAAGATTGCCGCATAGTAGCCCGCCGCCTGGGACTGGATCTAAACCGACAGGACAAGGTGCGGTGCTTTCTTCATGCTGGGGACAAAAACCCCAGCTTACAGGTATACGCTGATGGCTGGAAGTGTTTTGGTTGTGGTGAGCATGGGGACGCTGTTGACCTTGTATCAAAGTATCTTGGCATATCAAACATTGAGGCGGTGGAGTGGATGAAGAAAGAATTTAATATCCAGGAGCCGCCCAGGAAACAGGACTATGGACAGGCCGAGCGAGAGCATATATACCCAGGCGGACAGGTCAAAAAGATCATGTATCGCCGGGCAGATGGCTCGAAATATGCGTGCTGGTTCCACCTGGAGAACGGTGCATGGAAGAAGGGACGGGGCAACGCCCCGCATTCCCTCTACATAGCCGGTCAACTGACTGGGGCTGTCTTTGTGACCGAAGGGGAAAAGGATTGTGACAGTCTCCATAAGCTGGGCTATGACGCTGTCAGCGGAGAAGATGGAGCGGGACGGGGGAAGTGGAGGCCAGAGTACACCGAGCAGCTAAAGGGCCTCCCCGTGGCAATATTCCAGGACAATGACCAACCAGGAAGGGACTACGCACAGGAAACCGCCGCCGCCCTTCAAGGCATGGCCTCCAGTGTGCAAGTGCTGGACTTGTCCAAAGTGTGGCCGAATGTGCCGGAAAAAGGGGATGTATCCGACCTAATTGCGCACTTTGGCCCGGAGAAGGCCATAGAGATGATAACTGCCCTGATTGACCAGACACCTCAATGGACTCCCGCTCCAGACCCCTTGCTTTCCCTGTTCAAATCGCTGGAGGACTTTCCAGAGGAGGAAGCCAAATGGCTTATTCCGGGGTGGATACCTGCGGGGCAAATATCAGTTATTGCGGCGGATGGAGGTATAGGAAAAACCACATTGTGGTGTCACATAATTGCGGCGTTAAGCAATGGTACAACCTGTATACTCGACCCGCCGGGATATACCCGTGAACCCATGAAAATTATGTTCCTGACCACGGAGGACAGTGTAAGGAGGAAACTGCGGAAAAAACTGCGCCTTGCCGGAGCCAACATGAAAAATATCATTACCCCTGATTTTGTTGGAGATCGTTCTGGGATGCTCCATAAGTTAAAGTTCGGTTCTGAGGAATTGGAAAGGGCGCTGCGCTACTTCCGCCCCGCTCTATGTGTCTTTGATCCAATACAAGGCTTTACCCCGCCTCGTGTCAACATGGGGAGCCGGAACGAAATGCGGGATTGTACCGCCCAGCTTATCACCATCGGAGAGGACATTAACACCACGGCGCTGATTGTCTGCCATACCAACAAACGCAAAGGAGCCTGTGGGCGGGATCGTATTGCTGACAGCGCCGACATTTGGGATATTGCCCGGTCTGTGCTTATGGCCGGATTTACCGAGGATCAGGGTGTCCGCTACCTGTCCAACGAGAAAAACAATTATGCCCAGTTGCAGGAAACAGTCCTTTTCTCCATTGACAGCGATGAGCAGATACATAAAGAGGGGACAAGCTGGCGGCGGGATCGTGAGTATGTCATGGGGGCGGAACAGGCCAAGTCCTCACCAATGCGGGAGGATTGCAAGGCGTTCATTATGAAAACGCTGCATGAAGCCGGAGGAGCTATGCCAACAGCCGACTTGGACAAGCAGATCACCACAGCCGGGTATAGCTTTAGTGCTTTGAAACGGGCAAAAGCTGAGTTAAAGAAAGAGGGCAATGTGAAGTATTTCCACACTGGAAGCATTAAAGAAAGGGTATGGCACATTCAAGCCCTGGTGGAGCCGGAGAACGGTGGTTTTGAGGAACTTTCAGACGACACCGAGACACCCTTTGAAAACCCTATCCCGTCGTCTATATCAAAAGTGGTCTAATATGAAATTTTTCTTAGAGTATCAAGGGTTTCCATACTTGACCACCCTGGTATTGTATAGCGTTAAATGGCGAGTATGCCACCTATACTTGACCACCCTGGTATAGTATGGAATCCCTTGTGCCGCAACGATTAAGCCATACTAGACCACCCTGCATATAGATAACGGTTGCGGGTAGAGTGAAAAGCAAAGTGGTCAAGTATAGATTTGAGAGGAGCGATAATCTATGAAACAAATAATCTGCCCGCTTGATGGGAAGCCCTGCGAAAAGGATTGCCCGGACCGCTACATAGATCATCCCGGTGGTGGCTGTTTCCTGACCACGGCCCAGGAGATGGGCGCAAAGATCATTGACCTGGGCGGCGGTGATGTTGGAATGATGTTCACTCCAAACGGGAAGAAGGTGAAAACATGACGGACAACCAGGCTTTAGCAATCGTAAAGCAACTGGAGCGAATTGCGGATGTATTGGAGAGTATAGAGGAGGTCCTTGCGGCTGGGGGTGGTTCTAACGGGTAAAACAAGCCAGAGGAAAGGCCGGACGGGAGAGTTAGAGCTTGCCCGGTTTCTCCAGGGGTACGGCTACGATGTACAGCCGGGACGGGCGGTGAGTTATGGGGCTACCCCCGATATTTCGGGGCTACCCGGCATCCATATCGAGTGCAAGCGGGCGGAGCAACTGCGGCCCTATGACTGGATGGCCCAGGCGGAGCGGGACGCTGTGCGCTTTGGTGATGGCCTCCCCGCTGTGTTCTTCCGCCGCTCCCGCTCCCCGTGGCTGGTGACAATGCGCCTCCAGGATTGGATGAGTCTATACCAGAAAACAAAAAGGAGAGATTGAAATGGATAATGTAGTATTGATTGAAACCACCTGGGGAGATCAGGACATAGCTATCCAGATCGAGCGGACGGAGCAAATGACCGCAGCGACCTACGAACTAAGCAACTACATCAAGAGTTTGCCGCTGACAACAGAGCAGAACAATACACTTGTTTCCCTGATGGTAAAGCAGGTGCAGGAGGCAGAGCGCGGGGCCTTTGTCCAGGGCTTCAAGTGGGGGATGGAGTACGAAAAGACCGCCCCCGACGAATGAGAGCGGCCCGGTGGTGGAGTGTAGACTTGTCAAACACATTCTACCATGAAAGGGGCCGGGTATCAATGACCAACGAAGAACTAGCGAAAGAGATCCAGAGCGGGGATAAGGACAAGCTGCTGGAACTGTGGGCACAGGTAAAGAGATTCGCTCATAATTGGGCCTACAAATGGACTGTGGCCCTCAATGGGCGGAGTGGGCTGTCTGTGGATGATTTTGAACAGGTGGCCTTTCTCGCCCTTCTGGAAGCCCTGGAGGGCTGGGAGGATAGGTGCGGGTCATTCCTCACATGGTACGGTCTAAAGCTCAGAGGGGCCTTTTCTGAGGCCAGCGGACAGCGTACAAAGCGGGACCAGCTGGACCCCATTCAATCAGCGGTCAGCCTGGAGACGCCCCTCGCGGACAGGGAGGGGGATCTTCTGTACCTGGAGGACGTGATACCGGACCCCAGAGCGGAGGAAGCCCTGGAGAGCATCGGAGAGTGGGAGGCACTTCACAGGGCTGTGGACGGCCTGCCAGAGCATCAGAGGACGGTGATCCGGCGGCGGTACTGGCTGGAGCAGAAGGTGGACCACAAGATCCACGCCGCTGCTCTGCGGGCTCTGAGACATCCCAGGGTATCCAGAGACCTGAGAGCATATCTTACATAGTATTTAGGCACAAAAGAAGGTGATGCTTTGTATTTTCGCTGTAATGCTGGAGGGTGGAATAAAACCCATGAACAGGTAGAGCAGACACCCCGCATAGACAGTTTTGAGTTGGCGTTTACCCATGCCTGGGGTGGGCTATTCTGTGGTGGGAAATACCTGGACATTTACCAGGAAGATGACTTTTGCGAGCTATTCCCTCCAAGCGGATACAAGATCAGACTGTCCCACAAGCGCAACGGCTACGGCGGACAGCAGACTTTTTTCCTCTGCCCCGGATGCGGCCAGAGGGTGCGATATCTGTATTTGACAGGACAGAGAGGTTTCTTGTGCCGGAAATGTACCAAGCTGAATTACAAAAGCCAGCAGCAGACAAAGGACGGCATGGTGGACTACTGGAAGGGAATGGAATACGCAAAGCGATACCTGACCCTTCCGCCGTGGCCGGTAGATGGATTTTCTTTTTTAGGTTTTCGTCCAGACAGGCCAAAGGGGATGCACGAAACAACATACCGCCGCCATCTGGTCCGTTTCTCCCGATATCAGCTCCGACACGGAAAGCGGCTGATGGAAGATCTGGCCCGGATATGCCGATAGTACATCCCCCCACCCCCTACCCCCTGGGAAACACCACCTAAGGGACCGGTGAGGGGAACTTTTTCCAACTCTGAGACGTTATACAGAAAAAGGGGGGAAGCCCGTGTGGGCAGTTCCCTCCTTCATCTCGTTATTCCAGCTTTAGCAGCAGTTTCACGGCCTCCAGGCGCTCTCCCGGCGTGGCCTGGGGGTTGTCCCTGATCTGGCGGAGGGCTTCTATCTGGGCCTCTCTCTCCCGCTCCAGATGGGCTTGGCGGCGCTCTTCTTTAGTCATGCTCTGCGGCCTCCTTTCCTTGCCTCCAGGCTTCCATTATCCATGCACGGGAAGCCTCGGCAAATTTATGTACTCCCGCATTGTCTTTATGGCGTACCATAAGTTCCTCCAGCTTGTCCAGGTCTTTAGCCAGGGTATTGCGGTCTTGCCTCAGCCCGTCCTCATAAGAGAGATTGAAAACCTCCACCCAGGCGGCCCCGACCTCCTTTTCCTTTTCGGATTGCTTCCGGCCTATAAGTTGCTCCTGATAGGCATTGAACGCTTCCGGCGTGGTGGGAAATGTAATAGGATTATCCACGATGCCCCGCCTCCCTCAACGCTCTCTCATAAGCAAGTGCCACTGTCAGGATATGGCGCATAAATTTCTCTGTATTGTTCCTATCCAGGACGCATTCAATCTCGGATCTCAATAGTTCTTTCTGGTTCATACCGCCGTCTCCATCTTTTCTAGCAGATCCTGGAGGGAACAGAGTACAAGGTTGAGGGCTGGTATATATACGTCCTCCATGCGTGCATAAAAGCACACTTCATAGTCCTTTGCGTCTTGGTGTTCTTGCTCCATATCTTCCATAATTAAGCCAAAGGTCGTTGAGATCGCTTTAAGAGAAAATCGTGCGCCGTCCATATCAATCTTTCTTACTTCCATCATATATCCTCTTTCAGTTGATTTCTAGAGGGGACTGTGGTAAGCTATCACCATAGCCCCCTCCGGGGTTACAGGCTCCTATATCCGTATAGCTTGGTCGGCGCTTCGGATATGGGGGCTTTCCTTATGCCACGCAGAATCTTCTCGTGGTGGTTTCTCTGGTAAATGCTTTCGCCACATCTGGAAGGGCAGCAGAAAGGGCCCTGGTGTCGATTCTGGCGGTCTTTACAGACTTCCATGTCACCATGTACTCCCCCGCTCTCACGGCCTCAGAATCGCCCATAAACGCCTTTATAGCATCCTTGATAGATTCCGCTTCTTCCTCCGCCTCTGCAATCAGGGCTTGTAGCTGGCGCAGCTCCCGGCATTTGCTCTCTAGTTCTGTGGTACTCATTGTATTTACCTCCTTTGTGTTCGAGATCAGGCGGCGGGTTGGGCTGGTCTACGATGAATCGCTCCGTTGGCCGATTGCCCGCTCTTGCCTAGCTCCTATTTTCTTCGGTGCGTCTGGCCTGTCCCTCTTGACATTATGTATTATATTACACTTAAACAGTACATTCAATAGGCGTATTATACAATGTTTAAGTGTAATTCTTGTGCAATAATGTACTTGTTAATTGTATATTTTTATGCTATAATAAGGCCATAATGGAGGAGGTGTCGATATTTCATATCGTCCCCCGAAAGGAGGAAAAACCGTGGCAGAACGGAAGAATAGCGAAGCACGCATTAGAGCCA